AAGTATTTTGTTGACGAAAACGGAAATTCAGTTGGAATAGAAGCACCTGAGTACAATGACAACTATGATCATAATTTAGCCATATATCTAAAAAGTGATAGAAGTGTACAAGAAACAGAAAAATTTATTGAAGCTATTAACCTTGAATCTTTAGATGTTAGGGGAGCTATGGCACTAAGAGATAAATTAAATCGCCTAAGAGGTGTGCTAACGGGCGATGTTCGAGTTCCTGACGAAATAGAAGATATAGGTGGGGATATATTACGAAATACTCCTTTACTATCTATAAGAAAAATAACAGATTTTAAAGATGAAGTATCAGATCTTATTCTAAGACTTAAAGATCAAGAAATTGCTCCTGTTCTAGATAATTCTAATATTCCTGACGCACAAAAAGAAAAAGCACAACAACTATATAATGCGATGGCTGGAATGTTTTCTGACAAATCTACTGTAAGAGAAATAATTTTAGGTATAGAAACAAAAGAAGAATTTGGACAAATTGATCAAGCGTTTAGACTGTTATCAGATGGTGAAGGTGTAGTTGAATTTTTTAAATCACAATGGTTTTTCTCTACAGTTAACATAGAAGATCATCTAAGAGAGTTAGGTGTTGCTATGGAGGAATCAGCATCAGTTGACGATATAATAAGATTATCTAAGAGATTACTGGAGAGATAATGAAAGTTATACAAATTATTGAAAATGAAGCAACAGGTCTAAAAGATAGTTCCGCATTAGGTCTACGTAATAGTTTTAATAGAGAACAATGGAATAAAATAGTTTGTTATTTTATGAAGACTGCAAAAGAAAATCCTCAAGGATCAGTTATATCTTCTGTAATAGATTTCTTTATAGATGATAGTACTGTTAATTCTGGTACGCTTGATGCAATTCATAGAAAGGTTGGCATGTTGATGCCAACTGGATTAACACCTAGTGGCTGGCAATCATTTGCACAGCAATTCGGCATGCAAGTTCCTAATGTTACTACTTCGATATCTTGGCAAGCCATTTATAATCATCTTGCACAGCATAGTGATTACGATTGTGATATGGAAGTTAGAGCTCCGGGAGAATATCTTGGCGTAAATAATGATTCATTACCAGATACCGAAGAAACAAGACAAGGATTTATCAGATTAATATCTGCTGCAGAAGGCTATCAAGATATACCTAATTCTCTTGAAACTCAAGAACAGATAGATGCTTTGTTCAAGTTAGGTGTAGTGGCAGTGGCAAACACTCCACACCGAAACAGAGATCAATTTCCAGATGACGCTGGAGATAACCGTACATGGAAAGACGTAGTACAAAACACTGAGATGGCTACTCAGCTAGGATATGCAAAACTTGAACGATTAAGTCAAATGCTTCAACAAAATGGCTCAGTTTCAAAAGAAGAAGTAATCGAGCAACTTTGGCAATTTGTTATAACTGTTGATCAACAGATATCAACAAGAAGACGAAATCCGCCAGAACAACAATAAATTTCGTTTTAAGAGTTGACAAACTGTCACTAATCATATATACTATAGCGTATTAACAATTAACAACAGGAGATTGTGATGAGTGACCGTACCTATGGTGCAGAAGAAAAGGCAAAACTTGAACGACTAGTTCGTGAGGGTGTAACCGTACTACAAGAAGTAGAAGATCTCAATGAAGGTCTTAAAGAAACAGTTAAAGCAGTAGCAGAAGAACTAGATATTAAACCTAGTTTAATCAATAAAGCAATCAAAATTGCTAAAAATCGAGATTGGGATCAACATGCAGACGCATACGATGATCTTGAAACACTTGTTACAACACTAGGCTATGATAAATGACACTTTGGCAGAAAGTTAAAGACTTTTGGATACGAAGTTATACAAGTGATCGCACAGCATTTTATTATGAAACGATTGCAAGCATCTGTGTATTTACAAGTATGACTTGGATAGCATTAGCACAACCTACCCCAGACTTTAGATACATATATCCTGTAAGTTTTGTAGGTGCAGTGTTTAGTATTATGGCATTTGTTCGTCGCGGTGCAGGTTGGCCACTTGTAATGACAACTTACTTTGCGTTTCTACATGTTACTGGTTGGTTGTTAGCGATGGGCATTATATGATTGATAAAATAAAAAACTTTTGGCTACACAGTTACGAAACTGATAAAACAGCATTTTACTTTGAACTTGTAAGTTTTGTATTTACAGTTGGTGCTAGTTTAACACTAGCGGTTACAGCAGACAATCCAGACATGACTATTGTATATCCTGGATTTTTTATAGGTTCGTGGACGGCGGTGTATGCTTACTATAGACGCAAACTTGCATGGCCTATGATGCTAACTACATACTTTGGATTTGTTAATGTATTTGGCTTTGGCGTAGCGATAGGATGGTGGTAAATGAAAACAGTTTATTGGGCAACTTTTCCGGTACAAGATGAATTTACAATAAGTGAACTTCGTTATAGTCCTCCAGAAAGCCTTTTAAAAGATATAAGTCCAACATCTTTTTTCGGACAGGAGGCAGGTAGATGCCCTGCTATTATAAATGAATGTAGAAATACATATAAAATTAAATCACCATTAGATTTACATATTACATATACATTTGAAGATAATTATAATAGCTGTATTAGTAAATATCCGCAAAACGAAGCAATGCTACAACAACTTTTAGGAGTAGTGGGTCCTGAAAAAGTTGTACAACTAGCAGCACCAACCTATCTTTTTTATTGTGACGAAGATTTGACTATGTCAATGCTACCACCTTACTACGAAGAAACAGACTTTACAGCAGGATGTATGGGTATAAGTGCTACTTACAATATCAATAAATGGTTTAGACCTGTAAAGCCTACATTTAAATTAAAAAAGAATAATAATGTTATTGATATTAAAATGAACGAAGCAATTTGTTATTATAAATTTAATACAGACGAAAAAATTAAACTTGTTCAATTTGATGCAACAGAATTTCATACAAATGGTATTATGAAAGATATTCTTACCTTTAAATTTAATACAAAAAACCCAGCTGTTCCTACAAAATTGATAGATAGTTATAATGCATTTGTACAGGCAAGATATAATAAACGTATTATGAAAGTTATTAAAAATAATTTACTTGACTAATACCAAAAAATAGTATATAATACATATATTGTATTCGCCCATTTGGGCATGAAGATGGTTAAGTTGGCCATAAGCAACGAAGGAGAATAAATGAGTTACGTTGATGCACTATTTGATAGAGATTCTGACATCATTCGTGTAGTTGAGCGCAAGGACGGAAAAAGATCGTTCCGTGAATATCAAGCAAAATATACATTCTATTATAAAGACGAACGTGGAAAATACAAAAGTGTGTATGGTGATCCTCTAACACGCATTGTATGTAAGAACACAAAAGACTTTCGAAAAGAAGTAGCAATTAATAAAAATAAAGAGCTATTTGAAAGTGATATTAATCCAATCTTCCAATGTTTAAGCGAGAACTATCTTAATCAAGATGCTCCTAAACTAAACATTGCGTTTTTCGATATTGAGACAGACTTTGATCCAGAGCGTGGCTTTGCTGATCCTAGTGATCCATTTATGCCTATTACATCTATATCTGTTTACTTGCAATGGCTTGAAACAATGGTGTGTCTTGCTGTTCCGCCTAAGACACTTACAATGGAACAGGCAAAGAAAGAACTTGAAGGCATTGACAATGTAATGCTTTTTGAAAAAGAAGGTGAGATGATTGACACTTTCTTAACACTGATTGAAGATGCTGATATTTTATCAGGTTGGAACAGTGAAGGTTATGATATTCCGTATACTGTAAACAGAACTAGTCGTGTACTAAGCAAAGACGACACAAGACGTTTTTGCTTGTGGGGACAACTGCCTAAGAAACGTACATATGAAAAATACGGAAAAGAAAGCGAAACATTTGATCTTGTAGGACGAGTACATTTAGATAGCTTAAACTTATATCGTAAGTACACATATGAAGAACGACACTCATATCGATTAGATGCAATTGGCGAAATTGAAGTAGGCGAAAACAAAGTTCCATATGAAGGCACATTAGATCAATTATACAACAATGACTTTCGAAAGTTTATCGAATATAACATTCAAGATACTGCATTGTTGGATAAACTAGATAAGAAACTACGTTTTATTGACTTGTCAAATGAACTTGCACACGCAAATACTGTTCTACTACAAACAACAATGGGTGCTGTTGCAGTTACAGAACAAGCAATCGTTAACGAAGCACATCATAGAGGACTACAAGTTCCAAATAGGCCACGGCGAGATGATGAAAATACACAAGCCGCTGGTGCGTATGTTGCGTTTCCTAAAAAAGGTTTACACAAATGGATTGCTTCTATGGACTTAAACAGTCTATATCCAAGTGTTATTCGTGCGTTAAATATGGCGCCTGAAACTGTTGTTGGTCAAATACGTCCAGAAATTTCAGACGCTCGTGTACACGAAGATATGACGCTTAAGAAGAAGTCATTTGCAGGTAGTTGGGAAGGACGTTTTGCAACTGAAGAATATGAAGCAGTTATGGAAAAGCGTAAAGACATTGCTCTTACTATTGACTGGGAAGATGGTCGTACAGATGTACTAAGCGGTGCAGAGATCTATCAACTTATATTTGATAGTAACATGCCTTGGATGCTTAGTGCTAATGGTACAATCTTTACAACAGAATTTGAAGGTGTTATTCCGGGTATTCTTAAACGTTGGTATAGCGAGCGTAAAGATCTACAAAAGATGCTTAAGAAAGCAAAAGATGCAGGTAATGCAGCTGAGATTGAATACTGGGATAAACGACAGTTGGTTAAAAAGATTAACTTGAACAGTTTGTATGGCGCTATTCTTAATCCAGGTTGTAGATTTTTTGATAAGCGTATTGGACAATCAACTACACTAACAGGTCGTACTATTGTTAAGCATATGAGTGCTGAAGTTAACAAAGTTATCACAGGTGAGTATGACCATGTAGGTAAGGCAGTCATTTATGGTGATACTGACTCTGTTTATTTTAGTGCATGGCCTACTTTACACAAAGAAATTGAAGCAGGAACTATTCCATGGTCTGCTGAAAAGGCTATTCAGCTCTACGATCAAGTAGCAGAAGCTGCTAATGATACATTTACTGATATGATGGGACATGCATTTCATTGTCCAAAAAGCAGAAGCGATGTTATTGCAGCGGGTCGCGAGATTGTAGCAGAAAGCGGCTTGTATATTACTAAGAAGCGTTATGCGGCACTTGTTATTGACAACGAAGGCTTTAGAACAGACGTTGACGGTAAGCCTGGCAAAGTAAAGGCAATGGGCCTAGACCTAAGACGGTCAGACACTCCGGTGTTTATGCAAGAGTTTTTGAGTGAATTGTTGCTTATGGTACTTACAGATGTTCCGCAAGAAGAAGTACTACAACGCATTACAGAATTCCGTAAAGAATTTTCAGAACGTCCAGGGTGGGAGAAAGGTTCTCCCAAACGTGCAAACAAGATTGGACACTATCAGCGTCTAGAGCAAAAGCAAGGTAAAGCAAATATGCCAGGGCACGTAAGAGCAAGCATCAACTGGAATACACTAAAACGTATGAACGGTGACAAATACTCGCAAGAAATTGTAGATGGTATGAAAGTTATTGTTTGTAAACTAAAACAAAATCCACTAGGCTATACGTCAGTAGCATATCCAACAGACGAGCTACGTCTGCCAGAATGGTTTAAGGAACTGCCGTTTGATGATGCAGCAATGGCTGAAACTATTATTGATAACAAACTAGATAACTTAATTGGTGTGTTGAATTATCCACTAGAAGATACCAAGCAAAACACAACGTTTAATAGTTTGTTTGACTTTGGAGAGTAAAATGTCAGATTATAAGATTTATAAATCAGATACAATTATTAATAATCACGAACGCTTTGTTGAAATTTGTGAATATGCTAAACAGTGGCTAATGGACGAGTTTCAGGGAATACCTAATACAACTTGGATGTATAAACAATACAACATTTTTTCTTATACATCATCAAGTATTTTATTCTATGATTTATACAAAGATCTAAATAATGCTATAAGAGACTATATAGGAGATGATCGTAGAGTGTGGTTTCAATCTTGGATGAATTTTTTATCATATGATGAAATAGAAGAAGTCCTACATACACACGGACACGATTTTGATATACATGGTTATATTTCAGTTGATCCAAAAAATACTATTACCGAATTTACTAATTTTGAAGTTAAAAATGAAATAGGTAACATTTACATTGGTCCCTGTGGTGAAGAGTATCGACACAGAGTGAAAAATGTAGACAAATGGGATGGAAGTCGAATTACTATAGGATTCGATTGTACGTTTGATGCTGACAGAGTTCATGCAGCAAACAATAAATTATTTCCGATACTCTAGAGAAAATATTATGAAAATTAAAATAGAAGTAGAACTTGATACTGAAAAACAAAGAGACCTAGAACTAGTAGATGACATTATTTTTCAACTACAAGATGTCCGTGATTTGTTAGAAGAATATCAAGAAAACCTAAATAAACAACAAACAAAGAAAACAAATACACGGAGGAAATAATGAAATACAGTGCTTGGGATATTGGGGGAGAAATTGTTAAAGAAG